CAGCCGTAGCCGTATCCAAGGCAAGGGCAAATGATTGCGGCGAGTCATCTGGCACACCTAGACCATCAAGAATTGATTGCCTGGTTTCGGCTGGCATTTCATCATCTTGCAGCAACGTATCAAAAATACCGACAATCTGCGTATGCGCTTTCGATGCTTGGGCTGCAACCTCATCGCTGGCTATCGACAGTGCCGCCTTGCGAGCTGCCCTGCCAAAAACGGTGGTCTGGTCGCCTGGCAACTCCAGCTCCTCACCACGCTGAGCTGCGTCCTGAATTTGCTGCTCAGTCGGTGCCTGAGCTGCGCCATACTCAGCGCCCTCAATCTGGGCCTTCTGCTCAGCCTGTTGCAGGAAATAGTTGGACATCCGCTGCAATGACTGCGCTATGCCTGACTTGGCCCTGGCCTCAGCCTCTTGCGCCGAAAACCTCACTTCGGGGATGCGGAGCGCTACATTCGGGCGTCTGACTCTTACTTGCTCTGCCATCAGTCAGTTGCCCCGCCCTTGAAATTTTCTAGTGGATATATTTCGTTAGCCGATGTAGCTCCTTTTCCAATTGTTATGAAGGCCTGGGTCCGGGCTGCTTTCATCACATTAGAACCGGCAGTCCTCAGCATCCCGGCCTGGTACTTGCTCATCTTCTTGGCTATGTCAGCATTCGACCTGGATATCTGGAAATCACTGACGCCCTCGCGGATGTTTAGGCCCGCAATCAAATCGGTGGTTGTACCGGATGCCATGGGGTCCATGTTGCCGGCAGAAGCTCTAGCCGCGTTTGCAGCCAGCACCTTTTCCAGGTTGTTCAGTATCTGGTTGCCTTGCTGCTTGTACTTCAATGCCTCTGTTCTGCCTTGCAGCTCTGCTTGCTTGGCCTGGGCATTTAGAGCGTACTGCTCAGCTTTGCCGGCATCCAACTGCGCCTTTGCAGTGAGTGCAGTGGTTATGGCGGCTAATACAACTAACTCTGGTCCTGCCATTTTATTGTCCTATACTCACCTTGTAGTCCATCGCCAGGACGGTAAAGAACACCGGCTGGCTTTGGCTGATTGTTATCTGTGCATCCCGGTCATATCCCAGGAAGCCTTGCGTTTTCTTGATGCCGGTAAAAGTCGGAACAGCGCCGGAGCCAGACAGTGGCAATGTCTGGAGAGATATCTCACGCCCATTCAGCGTTAGGTTTTGGGAACGATGCAAAATGGGCGTCACCTCTAGGATGCGCCGGCGCTGCCCTTGAACCGTGCCGCTGCTAAGGCGCGGCTCAAATGGCTGTGTCTTGACTGTCACATTGTAATTGATGCCGACCTCGGCGTAGGAGGTCGGAACACCGCCCATGGTTACTTGCCCTGAGCTGACAGTCGCATCGGTGTCAACGATGTCATCTCTAATGATTTTAACCGTCTTGCCTTCAAGGTGCGATAAGCTCCCGGCAGTGGTGCTTCCGGGTAGTGCCTGGTCCGGGGATGATGGGCTGTTGTAATACTGAATAGCAGCATCAGTTGTCCTATCATCGTCAAACACTTCCAGATAATATTTGGTTGAGCTGCTAATAGTTCGTTTGACCACGACATAGATATCCTCCTGGTCAACGCCAACATCGACAAAGTCACCATCTGTCGTGAAGGAGGAGGGCGCTACAATCTGTTGTGGCCGGTTCAGCATGAAAGCAGCAATGGTGCCGGTAAAGCCGGCGCTGTCGGCTCTGTAGCCCGTTGAGCTGCTACCATTGACTATCAAGAGCAAATCACCCTCGGTGGTGTCAGTGGCTGGTCTTAGAGCCATACGATGAGGGTCCACAATCATATGGCTGCTAAGCAGTGAAATATTGTTGGCCACATAGCTAAGCTCAACATCTGAGAACAGCATCTCGCGCAAGGCCTTGCCCTGGCGCTGAATAAACAGAGTGCCACCCTCAGCAGCCTGGGGCCGGATGCCGAACTTAGAGCCGCGCCTTGTGGCTGACTTGACGGTGATGTTTGATGGGGTGATGGGGTCCAGGTCTGCTTGCGGGACAAAGAACTCAGCCCCGCTGGTGAATATCTGAAGGTCACGACCAGAGCGCAGCGCATTGATTGCGTTAACGCTATCGGTTGAGAGCGTCACGATAATGGCATCATCATCCAGCGCTTCAGCCGGTTTGAAGTTGAAAAAGTCGCTTACCTTGCTGGCAAAGAGCGTATTGGGGAAAGTAGCGCTACCGCCAAAATACAAGCGCCCTTCATGGAATGAACAGGTACGCGGCCAGCCCCTGGTGTTCGACCAGGCATCTTCATGTCCAGATTCAACCTCCCAGTTGAGTGTTGGGGGGCTGGTTGAATTAGTGTTCTCAAGCCCATCAGTATTGAAGAACGGCACCTCGGTCACGGCCTCAACGACAGTCGCGCTGATAAATCTTGTAATCCTGGCGCGGCCAAAATCATTTAGAGCATTGATGTATTGGTCCACCATCGCATCGCCAAACTGGCTATTGGATGATGTTATCTTGATGGTCCCGTCAACCGCGCTGGGCGTTATGGTTGATAGGGGGTTGGTTGTGGACAGGCTTGTTGCCAGCTTCGGAATCGTCAGGCTTAGAGCCGAGGCTGTCCAGGTGGTATTGTTGGCCCCGCGCACAATCTTGAAAGGCGCAAAGTTCTCATGCGTCATTATCAGCGTGTCGGCTGATTGCGTGAAATACAGCTTGCTCATATCAAAGTTGCTAACCTCATAGAGGGTGCCAACCGAATAATCCAGATAGTCGTTGCCAGTGCTGTTGATATTGGTAAGCAGTGTCGCATTGGCAAAGAACCGAAACCTGATTGTCGAGGTGGTGTTCTGAGCTGAGGCAAGAATCATAAAGTTCTGTGTCGTGCTGAACTCAAAGGGTATCAGTACCGTGCCATTGGCCGCATTGTCGGAAGTGATGTCGAGCAGGAACTTGAGGCCGGGACGCCGGCTGAACCCGCCTTGCGGCTCAAATATCACATTGTCAGCCACGTCAACCGAGCTGTAATATTGCTGCAAGTCTATACGGCCCCGGAGCAGGGGGTCCAGCTCACCAACAGTAAAGCTCGACTGATATTGCTGTATCCGGCTCATCTAACATCCACAAGCAGATAGTCACCAACAACCGAGGGGGTCTGACCGCCGGCATCAATGTTTGCTGCCTGACGGAAATATCCACCTCTAAGACTCTCAGCGGCGGTGCCAAGGGCAACCGAGCGCCAATATTCTGATTTTGTAGTCTGGTCAGTGATTACCTCAGCCAGGTGCCAAGCCATCTGGTAGGCCAGGAGCTGCACAAAGTAGGAAGGCATCAAGCCCTCGCTGACTGCTTTCTGGTAATCAATGTGAATCTCTGTTGCGTCAGTAATCAGTACGGCCCCGCCGGTGCTTGACTGCGCTATCTCCCAAACCTTGAACAGGGCAGCGCCAGCCAGCGAGCTGGTTCTCACCGCTCTTGGAACGCCGGTGACCATGTCGTTTGGCAGGATATACTGATGTTCGTATTCGTTTGCCGGGCTGACCGTGTCCCGGTTCAAAGCCGCCTTGGCTATGGTGAACGACCAGGGGTACATCCCAAAGGTCTGCATTTTGACCTCGGTGAACAGGGTGCTACAAGCCTGAGCTGCCGGTGTTCCATCGCTAAATGACGTGATGGCCTCTGCACCCAGGAGGAGCAAGGCCTTGTTACAAACGCTAACCTCGGTGTCACCAACCGCCATCTCAACCTCCAGAAGGGAAGGGGCCGGCGAACCGGCCCCGTTCTATTAGTCGCTATCGGTTTGCGCGATAGTTGTTCCGTCAGAAACGTCCACTACACCAGACGCATTTGATACAACCGTGTGTATCGATGACGCCAATGTGCCGCCGGTGGAGGTTACCGAAATGATAACATCGCCGACTGATACATCGTCAGACACGTCATTGAAGTATGCAGCAGTGTTAACTGTCGCAACTGTGTCTGTCGTTGTGTAGGTAAACAACTGAGGGGCGGTGCCTTTTTTAGACTGACCGCCGATTGGGTTCCAACCCGCTCTTGCAAATGCCATTTGTCAGTCCTCCTATGACTCGTCCATTACGACATCAACGATGCCATCGACATCAATCGCCACACTGCCCATTGACAACATCGCGGTCACTAGGAACGATGTCTTTTCTGGGATGTAGTTGACTTCTGTCTTTGGCGCGATGCCTACAGCCACACCAATCGCAGAGCGGTGGAACGCAAAGCCGGTGCGGTCACTGCTTGAAAGTGGCAAGCCACCCTCATCACGGTCACCAACAATGTGGAACTGGAAGCCCATCATGGTGTTGATGTTGCCTTGAACCAGCGCTTGCAGTGTCTGAAAATCGCTAGAAATGGCTCGCTCATCACCAAGCAATCCAGCCAGATTGTTGGCGTGGATGACAAAGTGCCGGTCTGTTGGCGGTACGTTTTTCGCGTCCAATGCTTTCTTGGCAGCGATAATCTTGCCGACATTCAGATTGGATGCAGCGGCTGAACCACTGGTGACCACGGTCTTGGCGACTGTTGAGCCAGCAGATGCAGCATTGAGAGCATCAATGATAATCTGGTCCTCACGGCGGCCAATGGCGTTACCCACCACTTGTGCTAGTTCCTGACGCTCGTCAAAGTTGACCTTCGCCTGGTTAAACACATCAGAATATTCTGCGGCCACAAAATCAGTAAGGCTGCAAGAAACCTGAGAAAAACTAGCGTTTATAGGCACGACATCAGTGGCGGGAGTGCGTACTGACGCCTGACCCTTGCCCACCTTCGGGAACTTGACGGTATCTCCGACAACCCCGGTTCGCGTCCGAGCAGCATTTCGCAGAACAGCAGCAGACTGATATGCCTGATGAACCTCTGCATCAAATAGCTGAACAAACGCTGGAGATAGATTTGTTGACATGATTGTCACTCCTCGTTTGAAACACACAAAACTCATCGCCTTGCGGGTTGTCGGGGAGTCCCCGGCCCTGGCTACGCGAAACGTCACGCACGGTGGATTTCTCCACGCCAGACCGGCCCTGTCGGGTTATCAGTCAAATCGAAGGATATACTACAAGCTGTAGCTTGTAAACACTGCAATGGCTACATCTAGATTATGTATGGCGGGAGGGGGAAAAATGTTTCAAAAAAAACCCCCTCCCATTAACGCGGACCCCTTTGGATTAGAACCGCGCTAATTAGGTTCCGTAGCGTTTATTGAACTCCATCTCGACAGACCGCGTATAGGCCTGGTCGCTGCCATATTTGGGGTCAGCCATCATGCTGGACATCCGGGCTTTAAAGTCTGTCTCGCCTTCGCCGGCCTCAGCCACGTCAGCAATCGGGATGCGAGACAAGTCGCCAGTCATCTGGCGCACCTTCTGCATCAAGCGTTGCCCAATAGCGGTGCCACCCCAGATGTTTATCTCCTCCCGCTCAGCGTCAGAAATGATGCCTTTGCGGGTCAGGCCATCGGCCCAATCTATATTTGACTTGATAATCGCATCCGCATTGTTGCCAAGCGCCTTATGCTCGGCCTCGGTATCAACCTCCATCTGAGCGCCATTCTCCATGGCCAGCTCGGATATACTGCCGGCAAGCTCGGAGAACGCCGCCTGGTTGATGCCATACTTGGCAGCCCAGCCGACATAGGTCTGAACCAGCGGGTCTTGCATATCATAGCCGGCCTCAGTTAGAACCTCGGTATCATACTTGCCATCATCCGGCGCTTTGTGGTCGCCATGGTGAAATTTCTTTTCTAGCTCTTTATTGCTTTTGACCAGCCCCTCTAGGTCCGGGCCGTCCTTTTCAGACCAGTGTTTCTCCGGGAACCAATCCGGCTTCTCATAGATGACTTCTTCCTCCTCGCCCTCAGGCTGCTCTTCGTCCTGGGCGAGGTGCGAGATTGGTTCCTGTTCATCTGCTTGCGCTTGCTCCTCAGCTAAAGCCGCTTGGGCCATCAATCCATCAGGAGCCGGCGCTTCTGCCGGTTGTTCCTCAGGCTGCTGGTTATCGTCTTGGCTCATTTGCTCTCTTCATCCTTTGCTCGATTTCTCTGATGATTGAGTTCTGACCTTCGCGCGCGTAGCCAAAAGACGGCTCAGCGCCCGGCACCCAAGCCGGTTGGTCAATGGTGATAGACCTGAGATGTTCCAGGACTTTCTGCCCCGCCTCAGTGTCAAAGCAGCGCTTAAACTGGATATCAATGTCACGCTGCAAATCTGTATTGTAGATGCGAATAGGCTCTGCATCTGCATCCAGGCCATCCCATCCGGGAGCGTTGATGCTACGAATCTTCTCTGCCTGGCTCATTCAGCGGCCTCTTGTCCGGGCATCATGCCCTGTTGTTGCATTGCCATCTGAGCTGCTTCCATGAGCTGCTGCTGTATCTGTTGGCGCTCCTGCGGTGTTGTTCTGAGCTGGGCCGGGATGCCGAGCTGGTCAGCAATGTAATCCCCCACCTTATCCATTCTGAGCAGTGTCTGGCCCTGGGGGCCAAGGCTCTGACTGATTTGCATGAACTGCACGACCT